TTGCTGCAGGCCATTGGCGGGGGCGAGGTCACACCACCCGGTGATCGCGGCGTTGCGCAGGCGATAGCCCGCGGGAAACTGCACCGGCACGCCGATATCGGCGAGCGCGAGGCCGACGAGCCCGACACAGTCCAGTCCGGTGCTGCGGTCGCGGCCGTGCAACCGGAAGCGCGCACCGGCGAGCGCCTCCGCTGCGCGGGCGAAATCCTCGGGAGCCGGCATCACCGGGGCACCGGATATTGCGCCAGCATGTCGTTGCCGGGAAGGAAGGGTTCACCCTGGAAATTGAGCGCATTGCCGAAGCGCGCGCTGCAGGTGGCGATGGTCTTGTCGCAGCCTTCGCGCAGCCGGACGCGCATGCCCGGCGCAGTGCCTAGAGCGACCGGTTCGGACAGTGTCAGCGCGTTCCCGTCAACACCGATGATCCGCGCAGTGAGGCCGGTCGCAGGCCCGTCGAGCCAGCGCAGTTCGCCATGCAGGTAAAGCGCGCTGGGCGCGTCTGCGATCGTCACCGTGCGGCTGTCGGGATCGGCCGACACGAGCCGCACCCGCCGTTCGTGGAACTGCGGGTTGAGCGCACAACCGGGCCCGCAGAAACGCGCGCGGCACGACGGGCTGGTCAGCGGCACGGTGTCCGTCGCCAGCCGCGCCTTGTCCGACACCAGTTCGCCGCGAAATTCCCCCGCCTCGCGGGTGACCGCGGCAACCGTGCCGGCATAGAGCGTCATGGTCTCGCCCGTCTGCCAGTCGACCACGCCGGTTTCGATCCGGGCCGCGTCGTAGCGGCCGCTGGCCAGATCCTCCTCGCGGATCGCGTCATGGCTGAGCGCGCCTGCGATGTCGCTCGGGTCGTCCTCGAAACCGGCGGTGAGGCGGATGGCGGATGGCACCATGCCGGGCGCTGCGCGGTGGCGGATCCCGCCGAACCACAGGTCGCGATCATGGGTGGTGAAACCCAGCGTGATCCCGTCGCTGCGGAACACCCGCCACCAATGCGCCGCGGTGTCGAGCGCGCCCGAGAAGAAGGTCCTGCTCATGCCGCCTCGCGGATTTCGACCAGCGGCACCGAAGGCGCTTCGCCCGCGGCAAAGGACAGGCCCGTGATATCCAGGCGGTCTTCGGCGAAACGGACGGGCACATCGAATAGGAAGCCCGCGGTCACGGTAGCCCCGGGGGGCGGCGCGGCGTCGAACACGATCCACCCGCCTGCGGCAAGCTGCCACGCGGACACGGGATTGCCCGAGACGGCGACGCGGACCGTGCCAGCATCCGGCCGCGTGATGATCCGCTGCTGATCGCCGTAAGCCTTGACCAGGCGAAAGCGGCTGGTCGTGCCATCGCCCGTGCCGAGCAGCTGGTCGCTCGCCTCGGGCGCATCGGTCATGCCATGCGAGCTGAAATCGAACGGGTCGCGCAGGCGAAAGCCGCGTGCAGGGCCATAGCGGGCGCGGAAGAAGGCGAGCAGCGTGCCAAGCTCTTCTTCCGAACGGATGCCCGGCCCGACATCGTAGCGCATGCGGGCATCGGACCACAGCGCATTGCGATGTTCGTAGCCCGAGGCGGTCACGGCCACGCCGGTCGAGAATTCGGGGCTGGCCGCCGCATCGCGGCCGAGGGCCAGCGGATAGGCGACATCGTCGAAGGGGGTCATGGGGTCGTCTCCGGGTGGCAGGCGGGTGTATCCGTCACGCACGATCTGCGGCAGCGCCCAGACGAAGCGCTGGGTCACGCCGCGCTGTCGCGCCTCGTCGAGCGCGGCATCGATCCGCGGCCAGAAGGTCTCGTCGTCTTCGGGCGCGAGCACGAAGCCGGCGAGGTAATCGGTCGCGCTGGCGGGATAGCCGAGATGGCGATCGACGAAGGCATAGGCCTGCGTCCGTGCGGCTTCGGCCCCGGCGGTGAGCCAGTCGTAATCTTCCAGTTGCAGGCGGTCGAAGGCAGGCGCGCGCCACCCCACCGGCATGTTGGCGCGCCACGCCTCGGGCGTCGCGGGATCGAGGACGGTCGGGGTGAAGGTCAGCAGCAGGATTTCGGCACTGCCCTGCGCGGCATCGCGCACCGCATCGGCCAGCGCACGGGTCGATGCGGCCAGCACCTGCCCCGCCGCGTCGAGCAGCGCGCGCTGCGCCGCGTCGAGCGGTGCGCGCAGCGTGGGAATGGCGACCGGGTCGCCCCCCAGCATCGCCCTGGCGCTGGCGTCGTAAAGGCATGGTGCCCCGGTCTCGGGCACGGTCCACCACCACGGTTCGCCGATCTGGAACAGCACGGCCATCCCGGCATCGCGCGCGATCGCGACGAAGGCGCGGGCCACCTGCTGCAGATAGCCCATCGCCCCGGCATGCGCGGGCGACAGCAGCGTGGAGGGCGGAACCCAACCGGTCAGCGCTGGCGAACCGTCGGGCGCGCGCTGCTTCCAGTCGTTCCAGCAATGCGCGTCGAACAATTCGTAGGACAGCGACCAGATGAGGTCGAAACCGTGGTCACGCGCGGCTGCGGCATAGGCGCGGTGCCATGCTTCGCAGGGGTCGTTGAGCACTCCCCCGGCAAGGCTGATGTAATGGCTGTTTCCCAGCGGTTCGAGCCGGAAATAATGGCTCATCCCGACATAGTGGACGATCCGCCCGCGGTAGCCGAGCCCCTCGATATTGCGCAGCAGCCGTGCGGGCGTCTGGTTGAAGCTGTCGTCATAGGCAGTGGCCATCTGCTCGCCATGCGCCGGGATAAGTATGTCGCCGATTTCCAGCGCCGCATGTTCGCCCTCGCAGGCGATCGCGCTCATTTCCGCCCAGCCATCGACCCGCTCGGGCAGCCTTTCGGCGCTCCCTTCCACATAGCCTTGCGGCACGAGGCTGATGAACATGCGGTCGATATCGCCGGGATGGATCGGTTCGCCAGGCAGGCCGTATCCCGATTGCAACGCCGAGAAGGGCAGTTCGATCAGCGCGTCGGTGGGGGAACCCTGCGCATAGTTCCACAGCCGCACATACCAGGCCCGTGCCTCGCCTGCGGCGTCGCGTCCCTCGATTGTCAGCGTCGGCCCGTGGGGGACGTCGAGCGCCAGCACTCCGCCGCTGCGCCAGCGGAAGCGCAGTACCGCATGCGCATAATCGCGCTGCGTGGCATAGGCGAGCAGCGGATGGTCCAGCCGGTCCTCGCTATCCCAGATCAGCCCGGCGAGTTCTCCTGCGTGATAGAAACTGCAGTCGACGCGCAGCGCGTCGGGCGCGGTGGTGACGACGCCGGCCATCATCGGGCGGGGAAAGTTGACCGTCCAGAACCGCGGGTCGAACCGCTGGATGTGGTCGCCCTGTTGCCTGCGCCGTTCGCGAGCGAGCCAGAAGCTCATGGCGTTTCTCCTTCGTGCTATTGGGGCAGGGTTACCGGGCGAGGGCGCGGCGCACCGCGCTGGCGACTTGCCGCGACGAGCGCTGCAGCGCGACGGGGCCATCGGTGCCCCGCGGCGTCGCCAGCGTGATGGCCACGCGGACGTCGGAGCGGGGCGCGCCCGGTCCGGATCCGGGCTCGACCCGGCCCGCGCTCGTGGGGACGAAGACCTCCGGGCCGCGCTCGCCCACCAGATAGGGGCGCTCGGGCGCGACGAGGCCGCCGGTCGCGCGGCCGGGCAGGCCGAACAGCGCGCCGACCGCACCGCCGAGCGCATGGCCGATCCCGGACCCGGCTGGCGGGGCGAACAGGTTCTCCAGACCGAGCTGGAGCGCCTGCGCGGCAATCTGGTCGAGCGCGGCACTCGCCATGCGCTGCAGGTCCTCGAACCCCAGGCTGCCCTTGCGGATCGCGGCGAGCAGGCCGCGCTCCAGCACGCGGCCGGCCTGCTCGAAGCTATCGACCAGAGTGGTGTCGAAAGTGCCGCGCATGGTGCGCATGTCGGCGGCGAATGCCTGCGTATCCGCGCGCACCGCCACGATCAGTTCATCGAGTTCGTCATCCATGGGCATCCCTTTCGACAAGCGCGGCGATTTCCGCAGGGGTGGGCGGGGTGGCGGCACAGTCTGCGACCGGCAGGCAGGCCCGCAGTTCGGACGGGGTGGCGCTCCAGAAGATGCCCGGCGTCCAGCCCAGCCGACCTGCTGCCAGGGCGGCCCAGCGCAGCGCGGCCGGGGCGAAGCGGTCGCTCATCCCGATCCTTTCAGGACCTCGGTCAGCAACGCGCGCAGCGGTCCGGCGGTCTGGGCCAGACCCTGTTCCAGCACCGCCTGCCCCACCTGTTCGCGCGTGAGGCCGCTCCGGTCGGCGAGGCAGTACCAGAACAGCCCGGCGATCTCGGCCAGCCGCAATTGTCCCTCCCCGGCGCGTTCGACCAGCGCCAGCAACGGACCCAGTTCCTCTTCCGCGCGGACCAGCGCATCGAAACTGGGACGCAGCAGGCGAGGCTGGCCGGCGATCGTGACCACGGTTTCGCCGCGGGCCGGATTGGCGCCGCGGGGCGCGGTTTCGCCGCTCATGCGGGCAGCACCGCGCCCGAGCTTTCGAGCTGCAGCGCATAGGTGCGCTCGCCGTTGAAATCGCCCGCGTAATCGAGCCGCTGGACCAGGAAGCGGCCACGCATTTTCGCGCCGTCCTCGAAACTCAGCTCATATTCTTCGAGCGTGCCGGCAAGCGCATGCGCACGGATCGCCTCCTCTGCCTCGGAGCCGAGGAATATCCCCGCAGCGGATACCGAGACCGAACGCGTGCCCGCGCCCGACAGCAATTCGCGCCAGCCGCCGCTTTCCTTGTGCGTGACGACGACCGTGTCGCCATTGATGGTCATCTGCGTGGTCCGCAGTCCGGCTACGGTCTCGTAAGTCGGCGGCGATCCGCCATCGCCGGTCTTGAGGAGGAAGGCGGCACCTTTCTGGGCTGTCATGTCGGGTTACTCCGTTTCGATGAGCGTGAAGCGATATTCGAGCAGCACCGCGCGCAGGCCGCGGCGGCGGCGTTCGACGCGGCTGCGCAGGAACTGGGTGACGACGATCCGGTACCCCGCCTGCTGCGGGGCCAGCGTGGCGATGCGCTGTTCCACCCGCTGCGCGAGGACGGCGGTCTGCGCGGGATCGTCGCCGCGCCCGGCGAGCTCGAGCGCGAGGCGGATTTCCCGGCCCCGCGCGGTCTTGGTCGACCAGTCGGTGCCGGCGCTGGCGACCAGCGCGAGATGGGGCGGGCTGGCGGCGACCGGGCCGTCGTCCTCGATTGAATTGAGCATGTCGGCAAGGATCGGGTCGGCGCGGAGCCAGGCCATGAGCGCGGCGCGAAAGGCGATTTCCATCTAGCGCTCCCCCCCTCCGAACAGCGGCCACAGCAGCCGGGCGCGGTGCCATTGGCCGCCAATGCCGCGGCGGGCATGAAGACGCGCTTCGGCGCGCGCGGCGGCAAGCAGGGCGGCGCGGTCGGTCAGGCGCTGCGCCAGCGCGGCAAAGCTCACAGCCGCACCATGCGATAGGGGCGCCACAGCGCGGCGATCGCGCTCGGCAACCGCTCGGCCGGGCCTTCGTCCCGCTCGCGGTACTGATGCGCGGCGAAGCGCACGATGCCATGGCGCAGCGCGGGGTCGAGCTCGGCCCATTCCGCCGCCTCGCTGCCGGTGAACTGCAGGCACACTTGCCACGCGCTTTCGAGCAGGCGGAGCAGCAGCGCATCCTCGCCCGCGGTGCTGATTGCCAGCCACTGCTTGAGCTCGGCCAGCGGCTGGCCGGACGGGTCTGTCGGCATGGGGGGTCCTTCTCTGGCGTCGGGTGGAAGCCTTGCGGGAAACGAAAGGCAGGCGGGGCCAGGGGAAAGCCCCGCCTGCCAGCTGCTAGTCTTCGATCTTCAGCAGCTTGATCGCATTGCCATCGAGCACCTGGCCGCCGACGCGCTTGGTGGCGTAGAAGTGGACGAAGGGCTTGTTGGTGAAGGGATCGCGCAGCACCTGCGTCGCGCTGCGTTCGGCGATCAGATAGCCGTGGCGGAAATTGCCGAAGGCGATCGGGAAAGTGCCCGCGCCGATATCGGGCATGTCTTCGGCCTCGACCACCGGATAGCCGAGCAGGCGGTCGGGCTGGCCCTCGACCAGCCCCGGTTGCCAGACGAAGGCGCCGTCGGAGGTCTTGAGCTTGCGCACCTCGGCCAGCGTCGCCGAATTCATCACGAAGCTCGCCCCCTGCCGGTGGCCCGCCTTGAGCGTGTGGACCAGATCGATCAGCCGCGTATCCGCCGCGCTGCCCAGCCCGTCGGCCGCGCCCGAGCCCAGATATTGCAGCGTTCCGAAGGCGCGCGCGTCATCCGCCGTGGTCGCGGTGGGGGCGGCGAGGAAGCCCCGGGGCTGGTTGGTGCCCGAACCGCCAACGAAAGCGGCCCCCTCGGCGCGGGCGAATTCCAGCGCGATCTCGCTGGCGAGCCAGTTCTCCAGATCGAAGCCGGCATCGTCGAGCATCGCCTGGCTGGCCGCCGGGTTGGCATAGAGTTCGCCCGTGGGCGGGGCAATCTCGGCGAATTCGGGCGTGTCGGTCTCAGGCCGTGCGGCGGTTTCGCTGACCCAGCCGCTGGCGGTCCCGCCGGTGGTCACCAGCTTGCGATAGCCCGCGCTGCCCGTCTGCACGACCTGCGCGATTGCGCGGATCGGGCTGATCGCAGTCAGTTCGCGGGCGATCGCCGCATCGATCTGCCGCGGCACCGCATAGCCGCCATCGGCGGGGACCGTGCCGCTGATCGACTTGAGTTCGTGCACTGCGCCGCGGCGCAGATAGCCGTCGACGAACCCCTTCACCTCGGGGGCAGCGATAGCGCCGGTGCCGAGCGCCGGGCGCGCGGCGGCACGGCCGATCTTGTCGACCCGCGCCTTCACTTCGTCGACATCGCTGCGCAGTGCGGCGATGTCGGCTTCGGCCTGGTCCTGGCGGGCGAGGATATCGAAGCTGGCTTCGGCGGGGTCGGTGGTGGAGGCGGGG